GATGGCAAGCCCTGTACCGATAGCCGGTAATATTGTACCCGCCAGAGCCAACAACGGACCAACAGCAGCAGCTATGCCACCAAAAATAACAAGGAATTTTTTTGTTTCGGGGGAAAGTTCTCTAAACCTAACTACTAAATCTTGCACAAAACCAACTACAGGTTTAATACCTTCTAAAAGAATAATCCCAAAATCAGCAATTACCCCTTTAATATTGTCCTTTAAAATTGCCAACATACCATTAAAGGTTGTGGCTTGTTTTTCTAAGGCACCAGAAAATTGAGTATTACCTAAGCCTATTAAAAAATCTTGAATTTCTTCCGCATTATTGCCAACGCTAGTTTTTAAACCTTGGAAGGTAAACACAACCTGCTCACCTTGTTTGCTAGATTTTATACCAAACTCTTTTAAACGCTCAAATTCACCAGTGGCAGCATCGGCCACCGCTTCAATTAATTGGTTAACAGATTTACCTTGTGCAGCGGCGGTATTACCAAAACTTTTTAAAGACTCTAAACTAGGATCTAAACCTAAGTTTTTAAGTTTAATATAACTTTCAGCAGCTTCATCAGTAGTAATCGATAAATCTTTTGTGAAGTCTCTTATTTCTTGAAAGGTTTGTTTTGCAGCAGAAGAAGAACCCAAGGCAGTCTCTAGTCGAGATTGTAAGGTTTCAAAATCAGCGGCAGCAGCCACAGCAAAACCACCTAAGGCTAAAAGCGGGGCGGTAACACCAACAGTTAACCCTGCCCCTACTTTTTGAAACTTTTTACCAACCTGGTCAAGTCCTCTTTGCGCATTTTGCATTTGCGAAGAAAACTGCTTTATATCGGCTCCGAAGCGTATCTGTATATCAGCAAAACTTGCCATTTTTATTTGTTTTGTTGTGCATCAATCTCCGCCCAAATTTTACTAGCATTTTCACGCCTTGTTTTAGCATCGTTTTTTGCTGTTTTTATAACTTCGTCATCCCAAGGGAAAGGCATTATTTCTTGTGGGGTAATTGTTGATCCTTGTTTAAAGTTTACCGATAACAGTAAAAAAGTTTGTACCCGTGTGCGCTCCCAATTGTCTTGCTCTAATTTTCTATATCCGTTTATTTTATTAAATAATTGTCTAGGTAAAATTTGATGCAGCTCTAAAACCGACATGCCTAATTCGCCTAAGGCAATTTCTTCCATACTATCCCAAGAAGTTATCCCTTCTTTTTCGCCCTCGCCTTTTGCGGGGCTCTGTTCTTTCCCAAAGGGTCAGCAGATATTTTAGGTTTTGGCATAGCATCCATAAAGCATTCAAAAACCGTTTTTAATATTTCAGGCTCCGTTAGGTATGCCTGGCATAAATCGTCATTATCAAAAATATCGTCAGGGTTCGCAAACTCTAAACCTGATTTAATAACGAAACCTAAACCATCAGAAATAGCAAACGGCGGTGGTGTACCAGCTTTTTCAGAGTCCGTTAAAACACTTAAAAGGCGCTGCACTTCTTTTACCGTTTCATCATAACTAGGTTTACCTAAATAAATACCTAGAATCCTAATAGCACCATACCCAAACTTTATTGGGTAGGTGGTATTGTTTATTTTTATTTTGGCGGGTGTGCTCATAATTATGCTGGAGTTGAAGGAGGCGTTGCTACTTTGTCAACCGCAACAATATCACCAGTACCCTGTACCGATATAGAGATTGTTGAATCTTCAGAAAAATTAAATACACCACCTAAAGAGGTTATAATTCCATAACCTTGATAGTAGAATTTGTAATCCGTTTCAGAAGGAACCATTTCTACCTCTACTAGATTTTCAGAATCATCATTCCATAAATCAACAAGATCTTTAAATTCATGGCCATCAGCACCGGTGCCGCCAGAAGTATAAACCCCTAACCCACTATAGGATGCGGTCCATGATTTTGTACCTTTTGTTGATGATCCAGCAGCACTATCTTTAGTACCTGCACGCTGGGTCGTTTCTCTGGTTAAGTCCAGATTACAACCAGTTGCATCAAAAATTACTTTTCCGTTTAGCTTTAACCTGAGGTTACCACTAATATTTTTTTCACCTGCCATTTTATATTCTTGTTTTTAAGTTAAAATTTCTTATTATAATTGCTTTGCGTACTTCTTCGTCTGTATAACCACTTTGGGCACCACGGTTAAAAATGCGTGTAACGCCGTGTTGGCCCTCTAAAGCTATTTTTGTTAGCGCATCTACTTCGCTGACATTATCTAATGATAAGCCGTAAATAGAAACCCGAATGTCATAATCGCCACTACGCTCTTTTGTAGCTTCTGCATTTTCTGTAATAGAAAAAGCGATGTAAGGTTCCTGATCTTCTTCTGGTACCAACTCCCAATAATGCTTACCCTCTACAACAGCTTGCAGATTTGCATCTGCCAATAAAATATTATTTAAAATTGTTGCTACTGCTTTCATTATGGTACGCTTAGTTTATCTATTTTTTTTTGAACGTATTTTTTAATTTTATCTTCGGACTCCTTTACAAGCCCTGAGCTTATTTGGCTAAGTGTTTTGTTTCTTGCCGTGGTTGTTACTGTATTTTTACCCTTACGACTTCCCCGCTTTCTGCTCCCTAGTACCGTTCCTTTTTTGACCACCATAAATTTATAGAAGCCATCATTTTTGCCGCGCTTACCAGGTTGTATGCTTATCATTGGATTGCCACCCGAACGCTTTAAGCTTACTGTTTTTATAGCTACAGATTTTGACAAAGTGCCACTATCTTTAGGTAAATTTTGAGCGTATATTCTTTGTGTTGGTTTTGCTAATTGCCTTTGTAAGCCTAATATTTCTTTACGCTTAACGCTATCTGTCAACTTTTTAAGTTTAGCGTTTAGCTCCTGAAAGCCTTCAACTGCTGTTACATCAAGACTCGCCACGCGCTATACATTTTAACTGCATTTGCCTACCTTTAGCATCTACTATTTGTAAAGGGCCCGCTACTTGCCAATCTATACCACCATCATTAATAATTAATTGACTAGCCTTTACCGCTATTACAGCATCATACCACATTTGAAAAGTAGCTACGGCCACAGACAATAATTGCCCTTCTTCTTCTTGTGATCCTGTACCATCTACACGCTTTACAAAACGTTTGCCTAAGCTTTGCTTGGTTGTGGTAGCTTCGCCAGATGCACTTTTATTTTTTACTTTTTCAAAGAACTCTACCTGTCTGTTAAATTCGCCTGTACCTAATAATCTATCGTTCATAATTAATAGTTTCTGTAGGGCCTAAGTGAACTATAAAAAGTACGGTCTAAGCTTGTAGGTACATCTTCTCTGAACATGTGCCTGTGTGAGAACCTAAGTAAGACCGCATTTTTAATTGATGCAGGTATTTCAGCATCTACATAACCAGCAACAGCATTGATGGTTATCGGAAAATCTAAATCAGTATTTAAAGCAATAGTATCTTCTATTTTAAACTGAATTTTACATTGTTTTTCTATAAAGTAAAAAGTGAATTGAGCATTTGTTAATGTTCTCAAAACTCCATTAATATCTTTATAAGTAATTGACGTTACAGAAGATACTGGGTGTATTGGGAAAACAAACTTATCTACCCAATTGGTGATACCTATACTTACATTTTTTCGGTAAATTGGTCCGTCTATATAATTTTCAGCATCATTAATTGATGAGTCCAGTATAAGATTCAACAAAGCATCTTCTTCATCCCAAATTATTTTGCTATTCAGCTTAGCCAGTTCTAGTGTTACCACTTTTTCAGCATTTAGATTAGCACCGTAAGAGATGTTGTATTGCATGTTATTTAAGCTTTTTTACCCAATCCTAGATCGACAATTAAATCGGCCTGTTTTTCTTCAAATTCTGCAACATCACCTATAGCATACCCTAGTAAAAGAATACCAGTTGGTGAACTTGTAAATTCTATTTTTGTTTTTTTACCACTACCTTTAGCTGCATCAGCAAACTTCTCTGCCATACTTTTTTTAGCTTCAGATTTTTTTTCAGTTGCTTCTACTTCTATTTCTTTAGTATCAGCTTTATTCTGCTTTTTCATTATTATATTTTTAAATCATTAAAAAAAACCGCCTGCCCTAAACAGGCGGTTTTTAAACAACTAACCAAACTAACTAACCAATCAAAATACTATATACTTAAATCTTTTATTACACTAAAAGCTTTGTCTTGACGCACCATGCAGTCAACGAAAGTGTTAACGATTAAGGCAACATAACCGTCTGCTTTTCTTGAAACTTCATCTACAGTAAAATCGTAGAAGCCCCATTGGCCCATAATTAACTGGCTAAAATCTCCGAAGATTAAAGCGTTTAAATTAGTACCACTACCTTTTGTAAGATTAGAGGGCACAAGATTTGAAACCGCAAATGGATAACCATTTAATTGGTTGTCTAAACCCATTAGGTAATTTGCATCACCCGCAGCATGTTTAATTTGCTTTAACTTACCGCGAACGCCAGGAGTTGACAGGTAGTTCATCATTGCAGAATTTGCATTCGCAATAAATGCTTTACTTTCCAAATCAATTATACTAGGCCATGTTGGTAAACCACCATCTGTACCAATAGTAACAGTATTAACGCCCGCTGTATTTAAAATACCACGAGGCTGGTTGTTTTCTCCAGAACCGTTAATACCCGCAAAATCAAAAGCATTAGAAACCGCTGCATTAATATCATCAATTGTAAAACGCTCAATAGCATTACCAGTTTGCATCATGTTTTGCAAAGAAATAAGTGCCTGTACCGCTAAGCGATTAGGCTTCATTGTTTTTTTGCCATAAGCATTTTTGCTAGCAGCAACAGTTGCAACTTCACCTTCCCAGGTTGCTACAATTCCACCATCGTTTGTTGGGAATGCCACATCGCCCTGTAAACCAGTCAACATACGCGCACCTAAACTTTGCAAAACAGGCGTAGGTCTTAAAAACTCGATAGGAGCTTGTAGATCTTCACCAACTAGATTAGCTCCGTTAGCGCCACTATCTTGCGTTACTGTTTGGCCCGCAGCTCTTTTTTGCGTTCCAAATTGAGGAACTGCTAAACCTGTGATGATTACA